AAGATGGCCGCTATGCTGCTGGCAGACGTGCTACCTTCAAGACACTATTCATGACTGGCGATACTAACCCAGAAGACTGGACAACAGATGACATTGAAGATGTACAACTTGCTATCGTAGAGTGCTGCGATACTGGCAACGAGATTACCTTCTTCATTAACAACCGCCTCAACAACATCAAGGCTATCATTCAAGACTTCTATTCTTCATTCACTCTGCTATCTCATAGCGTGTCTGACGTATCTAACAGTCTTGATCTAACTGCTGAAGAGCAAGCTAAGAGCAATGAGTTCTTCGCAGGTTTCGACAGTCGTGCAGCAGTACTAACAAGCAAGCCAGAAGCTCCCAAGCGTGAAAGCTTTGCTAGTCTCGGCCTCTATCTCAAGGCTACTGCTCAATACAACATCTTGTCTCGCCGCTTTGAACTGCTCAGTAAGCAGCAAGCATCCACAACTAACGCTTCTTCTGGAGACAGCAATGCTCTTTAATCCTATTCACAACAAGCAACAGACACTGTTAGCCTACAAGATTCGCTGCTATCCTTACTATGCACTAAGCACTGCGGCAGTCAACAAGATAGCATGGCGTAAGTTCACAAACATGACAAGAGCAGAGCTACTAGAATCTCTTAACGAAGACAAGACTGCTCTTATCTATCTAGGTCATAGCTATCCTATCAACTGGCAATACGGCAACGTACCAACAGAAGCAGAGTGGAACAAGATAACTGGAGTAACAGTAGACTTGCGAGCTTCGCCACTACTAGGTACAGTTGGCACTGCTATTCTTAACGTCTTCAGCATGGAGAGCAAGCAATGAGCATACATCGTAGCGATGAACCTAAACAACATCCTGGCTTCAGTGAGCAGATAGGTGGAGTAGTTAACATCTCACGTACTTGTGACTGTTGCTCCAAACGTATGTTCTCTGGCTTCAACTATGTACGCCATGTTGTTTACCGTGTTGTTTGTACAGAGTGCATGGAAAAGAAGAAGCTGAAGCTATCAGCAACCAAGAAACGTAAGAACTCACAAGGAGTAGGACTATGAACATTTTTATCTTATCAGAAGAACGCAACCCAGACATTCACTTTGACCAGCAAGCAGCTTATCACGTAGACAAGCACGTTGTTAAGATGATCGCAGAGTGTACACAGATGCTAGTTACTGCGCTAGCTACTGACGAGTTTATCTCCCATCCTGATAGACTCTACTTGCAAAGCAACAGCATTGCTGTCACACCTTGCAAACCACTTAGCCCATCTATGCGTAAGCATCCTTGCACACTGTGGACTGTTGCTAATATCCAGCACTTCCACTATCTTACCAAGCTAGCAGTAGCTCTTGTCAACGAGCACAAGTTTCGCTATCCACTATCTTGGGAACACGCTTACGGACAGTGGCTATCTACGCTGGCAGACTTGCTTGATAAGCACGCTCCTGCTTTCATCATGCCACAAGACTTTGCTGTTGCTGTTAAGAGCGTGACACTACGTAGCGTAGCTACTCCTCATGCTACTGCCGTAAACATATATCGTGACTACTACATGGTTGACAAGATCGGCATTGCTAGCTGGAAGCGTCGTGCTAAGCCAGCATGGTGGCTAATCAGAGAAGCCATGCAAGGCGATCAGCATGACTACTAAGACTGCGGAGTGGCCAAGGTTTCCAATGTTCATATATAAGTTAGAGCACTACCAACAAGCTCTGCTTGCACATGACTGGAACTACCATGAGCATCTGCAACAAGCACGCAAGCATCCTGATAGAGAGAGCTTGCTAATCTGTCGCTTCACTGCTGGACAACAACAACGCATAGCGTTGCTACACGCAACAACTTATTTCGATAAGTACCAAGAACTTTTCAATGCTGCGGAAGCAGCAAGCAAGCAAGGAGCTTCAACATGATTATTATCCACGCGCTCGCAAGAGACATTGAACAGTCTGCGTTACTCAACGTAGCTAGCCAGCTAGCAAGACTCAATCAAGATGCTAACGTACCAGTAGTTATTAACTACCGCGTATCTAACACAGAGATTGTAGCTACCACGCTGACAAGAGAGAATGTGACAACGAAGGAGACAACAACAGTTATCAACATCCCTCGTGACTTAGAGCTTGGCGATAACTAAACAAACGATTATAAGAAATAGGGGGTTGACATACCCTCTAGTCTGTGTCACAATCTTATCTCTGGTTCGGAAACACCAGCCAACAGTTTCCAAACTTTCACAACCCGCTAGCTAGCTAGCAACTTTCCAAAGGAAATTACCATGCCACAAGCGCAAACAATCAAGTTCAATTTCAAGTCACGTTCTATCAAGGACGAGTCTGGTAAAGAGATTGGCCGTACCAAGAAACAACCTAGCGTTGAAGCTGCTATCCCAGTCTTAGCTTCTGACGAGATCGTTGGCTACTTGGCTCAAGGCGCTGACACTGCTGTTAGCAAGCTGATCTGCGAAGCTGTTGCACGTATCATCGTTGATGCTGCTCGTGACCAGTTCGACGAAATCATCGAAGGCTTCGGTGAAGATGATAGCAAAGAAGTTTCTGCTTCTATGTTGGACTACGACAAGTTGACTCTTGAGTACGTTGCTTCTATCCCACCAACACAACGCAGCTCAACTGCTCTGACAGAGGAAGACTGGACTTCTTTCTTCGCAGACTACTTGGCCACTATGGTTGCTGCTACTGGCAAAACAGAAGACCGTATCACAAACCACATCAACTTGTTCAAGAAGCCTACTAAGGCTAAGAGCAACAAGGAAGTGTTGAACGTGTTGATCGACCAGTTGGACATCTACATGGCTTCTTCTGCCAACTTGGAAGAGAACGCAGTTTGCGCTTCTCGTATCTCTGAGAAGTTCAAGCGTTGGTTGGTTGAGCCAGAGAAAGCATTGGCTGCTGACCTCCTGTAATCTCGCAAGAGATTTGTTAGCTTAGCTAACGGCCACCTTCGGGTGGCTTCTTTTTGTTCAGTAGTCTTGACGGCCATCTTATCTAGTCAACAACATCTAGACTAATCAACTAGGTAGAGTTACAGTACCGACTCTGGGTTCACAAGAGCAACGGTAAGATGCAAGACTACTGACCAAAGAGTTACCCTTTTCATAGGATTGAGTTGCGTAAATACGATGCTGTTTGGAATGAAATCAAGCAGACTGGCAGAGCAGAAGTGACTGTCAGTAAGGAAGCATCACGCCGTATCTTGCAAGGTATCAAACTAGCTAAGACCACCGAGAACGTAGCTCGCCGACAAGCAGGGCTAGTAGGTTGGAGTAAGCTAGTTATCACCCGTGAGACTATCTCAGGAACTATGGAAAAGATAACACTGACCTTGCTATACAACACGAAACTATGACCACATACTTAAACTTCTTCATACGACCGCTAAGTCCTGAGCTACACGCCAGAACACTAGCAGCGCATCATGCAAGAGGGATAGCAAGATACTTATCACACCCTTCTAATCTGCCTGCGGTTCATCCGTGGGCTTTTTTGTTTACGCTTGGACTTAGCAACTTAGTTAAACTCCACGCACACAGAGACAACCACTATCCACACAACAAGTACGCAGTAGCCAAGCTACTAGCTAGTGCTGCATACAGTTGGGATAGGAACCTTGGAGAGTTCAGTGCTAATACTCTTCATCTTTGTCTAGTCACACTAACACCTGAGCAACAGCTCACAGTAGCAGAGAACGTAGAGTTCTTTCTATCCACTGAGTACAAATTTCTAACCAAGACCGAAAGGCAACACTACATGAAACCAAGCGACGTAGTACCAGCAGATGTAATGAGCAGACTAGAGATGAGTCTAGCTAGCTTAGAGACAAGCCTGCTGAACAAAGACCCAATGATGCCTCAGCATCTACGCAATACTCATAGCATCTTGATTGGCTATCCTGAGACTGTTCATCTTCTTGATGATGCAGAGATAGCACGTATCATTGATGCTGCTGAAGTGCATACCAAGACAGAGATTGTCAAAGCCGCCGCTAGCAAGAAGACTGCTGGCCCCAAAGTTAAGCTATCAGCAGGAGACTTGTAATGCTATCAGTTAATCCAACAGCAATCTTAACAACATTGCTAGCGCAAGATCACGAACTCAAAGACGTTGATCGTGTTGTAGATCTAGCTGCTTACATGGCACTACGTTTACAGACTCAGATAGAGACTAAGAACGCAGATCAGATGGAAGAAATCTTGTGGCCAAAGGAGAATGACGATGCTACCTACGACGGCACTGTTTGATAGCTTACTAGATACGAGCGTTACTAGCCCAACTCCTGGGCATGGCGCTGCGATCAAGGTATCTAAAGACTTCTATGACACGCTTGTCTCTCATGGCAACTTGTCTAGCTACTCTATGGATACTGTCTACCATGCTTGCCCCCGCAAGTACGCAATCAAGAAGATGCAAGCAGAAGCTGGCACTAGCGAACGACGCAACTCTCCTACCTTTGCCTTCGGCCATGCTGTTGGTGCAGGCGTTGCTATCTTTGACGACAAGCAAGACTTGCGTGAAGCTATCTGGGCAGCCTTCTTAGCTTGGGACATTGATCTTCTTGAGATTGAACTCAAGCGTGACAAGCCTACTGGCAAGTCTTTCCACGAAGCTATCTGGGCACTGTACACATACCGTACATTCTGGGAAGAAGAGACTGACTTGCGTGACTACGAGATGGTTAAGATCGAAGGCAGCTTAGCTGTTGACTTTGAAGATGGCCACTACTATGTAGGACATATTGACGAAGTGCTTCGTAACAAGTACACTGGCAACTACCGTGTTAAGGAGAACAAGACAACGGGCTTCACAGTAGTTGATCCTGTGCTCTACTCTAACAGTGACCAAGCACTGAGCTACTCCGTAGTAGTTGATATGCTAGGCGGTACAGAGTACGATGTTATGTACACAATCTATTCTTCCAAAGCACAAGAGTGGATACAGTTCTCATTCGTGAAGACTGCCAACAAGAAAGCAGAATGGATTCAAGATCAGCTGCTTACTCATCAACAGAAAGAAGGCTATGCAGAACTCAACTTCTTTCCTAAGCGTGGAGCTTCTTGCTTCGACTTCATGCGTCGTTGCGAACACTACGAGACTTGTGACCTTAACCTCACTACCGTATTTGGCAAGCCATACAAAGCATTGCCACTCATCACTTGCTTAGCAGACATTGAAGCTATTGAGCATATCGACTTCCCAACCACACTATCTGAGATAGTAGCTAGACAGAAAGAAAAACTCAATGACAACTCTTGACCCGCACGAAGCAGTCACCTTCCATCCACTTGATGCTGAGAAGCCTGCTGCTACTGACACACCTATCCTAGAACTCATGCGTAGTGAAGCACTCACGCTAGTAGAGATGGGATTTGCTAGCTATCCTGGCGAGCCAACACTGGCCTTCTACGATAACAAGACTGACGTGCTTGTTGTTGTTTGTCCAGTTCCAATGATTGGTTGTGACGAAGAGCTGCCTACTGGCTTGACGTTCAACTTCCGCACTGTCTATACCAAGGCTAACTATGAAGACACAAAGACGCTTACTCCGCTTGTTCTCAAAGCTCTTTCTGCTTTTGATCTTCGCACAGTGGCTGCTGCTGAGCAAGACAATCTCTGTCATGTTGCATACTCTGAGCCGTTCGATCTAAATAGCAACGGACGCTTCTCTATCATGGGACGTGTTACCTTTGAAACATCTCCTACTCACATCATACAGATTATGAATCTGTTATCTAAACAGCTAGAAGCTGCTGCTCTTGTACTCAAGACAAGTGCTCAACCTCTCTCCACAAACTAACTACTCAATCCTCTAGGAGATTTATCATGGATAAAAACATCTCAGCCTTCTTAGATACTGAAGCCTTCACCATTGCTGTTCGCTATCAGCACAGTGATTCATCTGACGCTTACACCTACGTAACCAATGATGCCAGCATCAAGCTTGGTGACTGGGTAGCAGTGCCTACTAAGAATCGTGACTACACAAATGGCCCTGTTACTAAGCGCACACCTGTCATGCGACCAGTGCAAGGTAAGATGATGAGCATTGATGACGTTATCAACTGCGAAGCTAACACGACTTTCATCATGGAAGATCGTATCTCAGTTGCTCAAGTAGTGTCTATTGATGACGGTGTAGATATCGAGCCTGATAGCAGCATTGAATTCAAGTGGGTTATTCAGAAGCTTAACTTGACTCCTTATTTCCAACTGCTTGATCGCAACAAACAACTGCAAGCAACTGTTGCTGATGCTTACAAGCGTAACCTCCGCAAGTCTTTTGCGGAGCGTATTCTCGGTGAACTAGATGACGGCCCACGCTTGAAACTATCTAACCTTCTCAAACCATCAACTGCAAAAGGAACTCCAAATGAATCTTGATGATTACAACCAACACTCTCGTGCCAAGGTACTTGTCTATGGCCCACCCAAAGCAGGCAAGACTGCTCTTGTTGGCAAGCTAGCTGAGCACTTCAACTTGCACTGGCTTGATCTTGAGAACGGTATCAAGACACTTCTTAATCCTGCTATGCTCAAGCCTGAGTTCCGCAAGAACGTGAATGTTGTTAACATCCCTGACCACAAGATGTATCCAGTAGCAGTTGACACTGTTCGTGACGTACTCAAAGGTGGCGAGAAGAAGATCTGCCAAGCACATGGCAAGGTTAACTGCCCACTGTGTGCCAAGAATACTGAAGCTCGCTGGTCAACCATCAACTTGAACAACTTCACAGACAAGGACATTCTTGTCATTGATAGCTTGTCTCAACTCTCCAATAGCGCTATGAACAAGTCTGTGCTCAAGGAAATTAGCAAGCCAGGCGGTGAAGAATACAAGGCTACCTTCCATGACTACGCTACTCAAGGTGCATTGTTAGATCAGGTGCTATCTATGATTCAAGTCTTAGACCTTAACATCTGTGTAATCAGCCATGAGGTTGAGAGCGAGATGACAGATGGCAAGGATAAGATTGTTCCTATGGCTGGTACTCGCAACTTCTCTAAGTTGTCTGCCAAGTATTTTGATGCTGCTGTCTATTGCACTCTGGTAAACAAACAGCATCGTGCGTTCAGTTCTACAAGCTACGCCCCCAACGTACTCACTGGTTCTCGCTTGCCAGTAAGTCTGGACGATAACAAGGGTGAAGACCTCTCCTTGCTTCCACTGTTCAAGCGTGACTAACAACTCTCTTAACTACATGAAAGAAAGGGCTTGACATATGCCTGCAACTGTGCCACAATCGAATCTTCCTTCTAGCTCTTCAACGGATGTAGCTGCTACGCTAGTGCAACGCGGCAACCGCTACGGTACATTCATTGGCCATGCTACTGTTACTCAACGCTTGAAGATGGTAATCATCCAAGAGCTTGAGATTCGTAACAAGCAGTTACCGAATGACCAACAAGAAGCACTTGACATGATCTGCCATAAGATTGGCCGCATCATTAACGGTGACAACAACTACTCTGATAGCTGGCATGATATTGCTGGCTACGCTGGACTGATTGATAAACAACTCAACGGTCAATCTATCTAAGCCGCAAGGCTTGATCTGCTGGCAGGCCAGTTGTCTGCTAACTTCCTAAACCATGACCTTGTGTCAAACACTTGAAAGACTTTACTATGTCAAACGACTCTATCCGTGACCTCGATGCTTTGATGGACGCTTCTATGGACGACATTGATGATCTGCCACCAGTTGGCGTGCCTCCTACTGGCCACTACAACTTGTCAGTTACTGCTACTCGTGAGCAGAACAAAGACAAGACTGGCGAGTACATCAAGTTCAGCTACGAAGTTGAAGCTGTCAACGAAATCAAGAATGAAGAAGAAGCTAGCCAAGCTGCTGCTGGCCAGAAGTTCTCTACTATGTTCTCTCCCATCAAGAAAGATGGCACAGTGAATGAGTGGGGTATGGGCTTCTTGAAGGAAGCTGTTGCTCCCTTCTCTGCTCACTTTGGTACTCCAAAGATGGGTGACACCATTGCTCAGATCAACAAGATCAGCGTCGCTTGTAGCTTAGTGCGCAAGCAAGATAAGAAAGATGAAGATCGCTTCAACTTCTCTATCAAAGACGTAGTCGTCTTGTAAGCTCTACGCATAGCGTATCTTGACTGCCCCCTTCTTGGGGGCTTTCTTATCAGTGAGTTCCGTAGGGAGCTTAGCGACAAGAAACCTAACAACAGACAACTATGATTATAGCTTTCTTTGGCACGGATGATGACCGTAGCTATCTTCCCCGCTTCCAACAAATCGTAGGCACTCATGCTGTCAAGGCAGCTATGCGACCTGAAGAATACCTCACTGGCATAGCAGCTAAGGTGAAGGCAAACAAGGTAGATGCAATCATTACGACTTGCACAACTACCATGCTCACGCTCCTCAAAACACAACCTGACTTCCGTCGCCCAGTTACTAAGATTGGCAGAGAGAAGAACCTGAGTCTTGATGACTACGCAGGCTCGTGTTTTGTAATTCCTGGCGCAAAGCTCGGAGTAGAATGGGATGTTCGTGTTCTAATTCTCAACCCTCTTGCCCATCTGGTTCGTACACCAGAGGGCTCTTTTGTTTTCAAGCGTTTTGTCTCCAAGATAACTAAGCCTGAGAGCTGGTTCCCACAAACCAAGTTTACTTGGGAAGTATGGAAACCTAGCACTTCAGCTAGCTTGCTTGCTCACTTTTCTCAAGCCACCCTTTTAGCAGTAGACATTGAAACTTATGTGGATGATCCCTTACGTCGCATACATTGCGTTGGTTACTGTGGCCTCTTTGCTGACGGTAGCACTCACACTGTCGTAGTTCCTTTCAAGGATATGCTAGCTCACCAGTTTGTGAGACAGCTCAATGCTTCGCGACCACCAAAGATTATGCAGAACGGGATGTACGATAACTTGTACTTCCTGCGCTTTAACGTTCCTTGCTATAACTACATCTACGATACTCAGCATCTATTCCATGGCTGGTATTCAGAGCTGCCTAAGCGCCTAGACTTTATTACTGCGTTTGCTATCCGTGATATTCGTTACTGGAAAGATGACGCTAAGACTGGTGGCGAATGGGAGTTGTTTGAGTACAATGCTCGTGACTGCTGGGCTACTCTCATGGCATGGTCTAGCTTGATGCTAGAAGTTCCTGAGTGGGCTATCACAAACTACTTGCTTGAGTTTCCTCTTGTCTTCCCATGCTTGCACATGGAAGCTGATGGCTTATCTCTTGACAAGGACAAGTTCAACAAAGCTAAGCTAGAAGCAGAGATTAAACTCGGCGTTGAGAAGGCTAAACTGCAAGCGTGGTTCGGTGATAAGTTCAACCCAGCATCTCCTGACCAGTGCAAGCGACTACTTACTGTTCTTGGTATGGGCATCGTGGAATCTGCTGACGCTAAAGCCATGACTGCTTGTGCAGCTGTTCATCCATTCAACGAACTAATCATCTCTGCTGTTCTTGCGTATCGCAAGCAAGCTAAGCTACTCAGCACTTACTTTCAATGGGATAAATTCTGGAATGACAGACTCTACTAC